GATTTCTTTTAGTTTGGCGTTCATCATACGGCCTCCACTTGATAAGTTGGATAGTTGTTTAGTGCATGGAGTAGCTCTTTCTTGTGAGGTGACTGCATCCAAACAACATAGGCTTCAACCTTCTTAGCTGGCCAAGGCTGGTAGCCTTCACTGCCTCCTATTAGATAGGCAGTGTCGGTTACTCCATCAGGTCTTGTGATGCTTACGGCTTCAGGGTTGTAACCAAAGCGATCAACAAAGAACTGTTGAGCTGTATTAGATAGCATTGATTAACTGTGGTAGGTGTTCATTAGTTACTATACATATACTATTGATATACTCCCGATATACTTCACACTAATTAACAATTGATCCTCCTCCCTACCCTCCTTTGCTCCTCCTCCCTCTGTGCGGATATTCTCGGTCAGCCTCCACCAATCTAATGCTGGATGCCATGAGTTAACGAGGGGCACCCCGAATTAAGCCGATATTTTGAACATAGATGGGGGGAGGGATTGGCCGGTGCCTATACGATTACCCCCTCAGATTTTTGTAATAAAAAAGTAGTGGGGAGCCAATGGTAGGAATAGGTAGTTCTTCATATGTGGAGAAAAGGGAAAAGGGGTTATATTTTGTGTGTTAACCGACCAAGATCCCCAGTTGTTGAGTAGAGTGGTTAACAAGAGGAGGCTTCCTGTGGTGGGTAGGCCTCCTTATTTATTGATATAGTGGAGTTATGGGAAAGAAAACTACTACGGATGTATTGAGTGAGCTGCATGAAGGCTTAGCTCATTTATTTTTAGAGAGGTTGAAGGAAGGGGAGTTAGGTACAGCGGAGTTAAATATTTTGAGACAGTTTCTGAAGGACAATCAGATTAGTTCTCAGCCAGCAGAAGGGAGTGAGTTTGGTGAATTAGCAAAAGCTTTGCCAGATATAGAGAATGTAGTTTCGTTAAAGAAGCGTAGAGCGTAATGAGTAAGAGATGGCAGAAGTTACCGCTTCCGTATAGCGATGACTTCCGATATTTTCTTGTATTGGTGTGGAGGCATTTGCAATTACCAGATCCAACACCGATCCAGTTGGATATTGCAGAATATATGCAGGATGGGCCGAAGAGAAGGATTATTGAAGCTTTTCGTGGAGTAGGAAAGAGCTGGATGGCAGCGGCTTACGTCCTATGGCTGTTAAGGAACGACCCACAAAAGAAAATAATGGTGGTGTCGGCATCAAAGACAAGGGCTGATGACTTTGCACAGTTCTGTTTAAGACTGATCCGAGAGATGCCTTTGTTGCAGTGCCTCGATCCTGACCGTGATGAACAGAGAAGTGCGAGTAATAGGTTCGATGTCCGTCCTTCGATCCCTGACCAAAGCCCATCGGTGAAATCTGTTGGGATTTTTGGCCAGTTAACCGGCTCCAGAGCTGATTTGATTCTTGCTGACGATGTGGAAGTTCCAAATACAGCGTGGACAGTGGGGATGAGAGAAAAACTTTTGTCATCTGTTGGTGAATTCAACGCAATCCTTAAGCCCGGAGGAGAAATTCTCTTTCTCGGAACTCCGCAAACTGAAGAAAGTATCTATAACAAACTTAGATTAAGAGGTTATCAATGTCGAATCTGGCCTTCTCGTTATCCTGCTAATCCTGAACGATATGGTGATGCACTAGCTCCTTGTATTGCTGGTGAAGTTGCTCTTAAGAAAGGTGATCCTACTGACCCCGGTAGATTCTCTGAATTAGATTTAGTCGAAAGAGAAGCAAGTTATGGTCGATCTCAATTCAACTTACAGTTCCAACTTGATACAACTCTTTCTGATTTAGAACGATTCCCTCTTCGATTAACTGATTTAGTCGTAATGGAATTGGATGACCACGCTCCTGAAAAGATTGTTTGGTCGTCAGGTGCTGAATATAGAGTTAGTGATTTACCAGCCGTAGGTTTTAGTGGAGATTATTACCACAGACCAGCTTTCTTACACGGTGATTGGATTGAATTCCAAGGATGTGTCATGCACATTGACCCATCTGGTAAAGGAGCTGATGAAACAGCCTATGCAATTGTTGCTCACCTCAACGGTAATCTATTTGTATTAGAGGTCGGTTCATTTAGAGAAGGTTATACGGAATCTGTTTTAGAAGGTTTAGCTCAAGCAGCTAAAAGACAAAAAGTAAAACTAATTCTCCTTGAAGATCAGTTCGGTCAAGGTATGTTGGCTAGTCTTTTACAGCCTTATCTTAGAAAAATTTACCCTTGTACGATTGAACCCACTAGAAGTAACGTCCAAAAAGAAAGAAGGATTATTAATGCTCTTGAACCTGTATTAAACCAGCATAGATTAATAATGAATAGGTCGGTAATTGAAGTAGATGCTAAAGCTAGAGAAAATGATCCAGTTGAAAAAGCCCTGTCATACCAACTGTTTCATCAATTAACACATATAACTGTAGAAAAAAATTGTTTACAACATGATGACAGATTAGATGCTTTAGCAGGTGCAGTTGAGTATTGGAACGAGTCTCTTGCTATAGATGAAGATAGAGCAATTAAAGAACGTGAATCAGAACTTTGGGATCTTGAACTGGCTGCTCACAAGGGGGATATTGAGGGAGCCTTGGATGCCAAAATCCTCGGAATACCACTCGACCAACTCCAAAAAACGGGTGCAACAGGAGAAGGATGGTTCTCACTTACTGGAAAACATTAAGCCTAGATACTTTGTTGTTCGTTTACCTGCTTATTTCGTTGGATATGTAGAAAGTACAGGGGGTTTTCAAACTGTTGTCTTAGCTAAAACGCCTAATGAAGCATTTGATCTTGCATGTGAAAGCGATGTGTGGGAGGTTTTAACCTTTTTAGTAGAAGATGTAAGAGTTTTCCCTAAAGATCCTCGCTAACTTCTCCATTTTCTAGGTTCTAAAGCTGCTACCTGTTTCTCAAGTGAGACTACTCGGTGAAAGAGTTCACGAATGTCTCGATCTTTCCTTGAACTGTTGTTGCTAATAGCTACTACAACGGTGGTCGCTGCTACACCAACGAGTGCTGCCCATATCTCGTTCATTACGCTAATGTTGGATTGTATTTCATTTAGTTTATGTCAGACTCACAGACCGTTCCTCCTTTAGACACCAAGGAGGAAAAGAAAAAGAATGTTTTTCAAAAGCTGGAAGAGATTACTCCAGATAAAGAAGAACAAGTTGCACTCATTGGAGTTGCTGTCCGTTTGGGAATTGTCATTTGGAGCGGATTTATCTTGACTCTTGCATACGTTGATCTTCCCGGCTTCCAAAAACAGAATTTTGATCCCACATTTATAGCTTCGGTTTTTACAGGAGCTTTAAGTACCTTTGGTTTGGCTACAGCTAAAGATAAAAGCAAAGGTAATGGCGTAAGTAAGGAAGATATGGAAGCTATGATTGCTAAAAGCAATACACAACAGGCTGAGCAAATCATTAGAGTACAAACTCCTTTAACCATTAATGGAGCTGAAGTTGTTAAGACTGATCCCATTACTGGTAAGGATATAGATCCTGTTACTGGGAGGTTTAAAGAATGAAATTATTAATATTCCTATTGTTTCTTGCAGCTCCTGCTAGGGCTGATATAACCCATGCAATAACCACTAGCACTCAGCTAACGGTTAACGCTGCTGCAACTCAGGCTCAAAGAATCGGGTCGAGTTTTTCAGCAGCAGGTTCTAACGTGGATACAACTGATGGCACAACTGCAGGAACCGTCTCGGTTGGGACAATTACGAGTGGCGTTTATTCGCCTGGAACGATTGCTGCAACGCAAGATAACCCAGGAGCCGCCTTCTCGTATTCCCAAAGTTATACTCAAGCAGATGCAGTCCCTACTTCGGCTCCCTCGGTAGGAGCTGTAGGGAATTTTTCTAACGTAACTTCTACAGGTGCAGGAGTTGCAGGTAGTTTAGCGGGTACGATTACAAGCCAAGGTGTACTAACATTAACAGCAGGTGGAGCTGGTACTTCTGCGATTGGAAGTGTTGAGAGTGCTATAACTATTAAGTGATGAAGCGGCTTTTGCCACTGTTATTACTTATACATTCTCCTGCTTATTGTGTACCTGTAGTTCCAAACTTCTCTCAGGGGAGTATGACCAGCACCACTCGTACTGTTTCAACTGTTGTAGAAAATATAGTATCCCACGATTACAATACTGGTCATCAATATTCACTTAACGGTTCTAATTTAACGATAAGTGGATCAACAATTTCTCC